ATGTTTTGATAACTTATAGAACTGAAACTTATCCTTTCGAATCTCGAACGACTGCGGAGAGGCGTTTACCTTGCCGTTGTACTTGAAGTAGTCATACGACGAGGTAAAATGCCTCTGTAGTGCTAGATACGCAATGTATGTTTCATATGCGTCTCTGGTCGAGTATGTGTTCATACAGGCAGCTTGGCTGTTCTCTCCATTAGACGGAGGTCTTCAGCTTCGTCCTGAATGCGAGATTTGATATTGGGGTTTTTGCGAATAATATCAGCAAGTGCTTCAATCTCAATATCATTCTTGTGAGCATAATCCAACACAGCTTCCATATAATTGCTATCTGGTTGCCTAGAAATCTTATATACATACTCAAAAAATTCGTCATACTGTAGCTTGAGCATCATGGTAAACGTTCCTTCAATGTTTCAATTCTATTTTCAAAATAACCTATGATTGATGCTTCGTCATCGTAAATGATATCCACCCTACTAAAATTAACTTTTAACGCTTCAACATGGCGTTGAAACACGGCAAGTTCAATCAGTTCAGCAGCATCAAGCATCTGGTATCTCCCTGTTTTAGATTACGTCAAGACGAGTTAGAGACATCTCTTGTTCTAAGAGTTCGTTGTATTCTTCCTCTTCAATGATATATGGGGAATGGTCTATGTGCCACTGAACAGAACGATTCACTGAATCGTGAATGTAATCTTCAGCCTCATAGAAGTCTTCAAATTCTATGACCTCTGGGTTTGGGTCAAGCGAGTCTACAGCGATTGTTACACGATATTTCATTCTACACACTCCTCAATGATAAAGTCTGGATCGTCTTTAACTGCAATCCAACGTAAGTCTTCAAGGTCCATGGAGACTATCATGGCAAAGGGACCAGCGAGACGCTGATGTGTTGATGTGTGAATACGCTCACTAATCTTGGTACACAACCACTCGGTGCCGAACTGCTGAATGCGGTTCTTACCGTGCTTGCTCTTCCCCTTGAGTTCCATTGTATCACCTACTTGCATGACAAATCTCCTTATGAATCTCATAACGGTAACCGTCGGCTGCTCGCCAAGTGTGCTTGACCGTATGCTCCAACATTGACAGATTGTCAGTGTCATAGTCTTGCTTTAACACCTGACGCTCTCCAGCTTTAGTACGCTTGTCTGTTTTGTAAATCTCTACAGTAAGCATTGTCTTCTCCTTATGAACGAATGCCGTGTTCTGCTGCTAACTCAGTTCCGTTGAACAGAGTGAAGCCATCCACATCGTTGATAGCAACCATCACTTCGAGGTCGATACCAGCTTTGGTACGAACGCTCTCAATGCGACCCCTACCAAGAGGAGTATCAATGAAGTTGCCTTCGGCACCCCAAAGGTCTTCCATGAAGGTCTTCATCTCAGGAGAAATAGTCTTGGTCATCTGTCTTCCTTTCTTCTCTCTATATACTTAATATAAGCATTCTGAAGACAAATGTCAAGAGTTATTTTCACTTTTTTTCAAAAAAAATGGTGCTGCCACGAGGATTCGAACCCCGGGCCTGAGGTTTACAAAACCCCTGCTCTACCGACTGAGCTATAGCAGCTTAATATTCATATGTGTTAGCATATCGTTTGCAAGGTCACGAAACCAAACGCTATCGTGACCTCGTGTCGTTTCAGCGGCTGTACCAATACGAATACCACTTGTTTCTACAAAAGAGCGTGGATCGTTAGGCACACCATTCTTGTTCACTGTGATGCCCTTTGCTTCAAGCATATCTGCTGCATCACGACCAGAACGAGTTGTCCCGCTAAGATTTAGCAAAACGATATGAGAGTCTGTACCACCAGTCTGTACGTTCATACCTCTGTTAGTGAATACATTACACATCACTCTAGCGTTATGAATAACCTGCTGGCTGTATAGTTTAAAGTCATCAGTGTTAGCCTCAATGAACGCTTGTGCTTTTGCAGCAATCATATTCATCAGAGGACCACCTTGTGTGCCAGGAAATATAGCGCTATTTATTTGCTTTGTATAAGATGGGCGGTTCCATAGAATGATGCCGCCTCTGGGACCACGAAGCGTCTTATGAGTTGTGCTTGATACTACGTCAGCGAAATCACACGGGTTTTCATAGGCACCACCTGCAATCAAACCAGAGTAGTGAGCCATATCTACGAATAGATAAGCACCAACACTGTCTGCAATCATCCGCATTGCTTCCCAGTCGATTTGTCGAGGGTAAGCACTCGCACCAGCAACAAGCATCTTTGGTCTGAACTGACCAGCCTTATCAGATACCTCTTGGTAATCGATGAAGCCATTCTCGTCCACACCATAGGAATGTGCTTTGTATATTTTTCCTGAAGCAGTCATTGGCGCACCATGAGTTAGATGTCCGCCAGAAGCAAGGTCCATACCGAGGATCGTATCACCCGGTTTTAGGAATGCTTGATATACAGCCATGTTAGCATTAGCGCCAGAGTGCGGCTGTACGTTAGCATACTCGCACCCATAGAGTTCTTTCAGTTGGTCAATCGCCAACTGCTCAATCGAATCCATATGCTCACAGCCGTTGTAATAACGCTTGCCTGGATAACCTTCCGCATACTTGTTTGTAAAGACGCTACCACAGAGTTGCATAACAGCATCACTAGCAAAGTTCTCACTAGCAATCAACTCAATCGTATCATTTTGTCTAGCAACCTCATCCAACAAGATTTTATTGACCCTATTGTCAATTCCTGTACTGTGATACATATCATCTCCATTATCTCGCATGAATTCCCAATGCGTCAATCGTTTTTCGTTCATTTTAATAGCATTCCAATAAGCAGTTAGTAAATCATTATGAGACATTATATTTTTCATTATAACTATCCACAAACCTGTGGGCTGACGCTTCTTCGTATTTGTATTTTACAACAAATTCTGTATTGGAGTTTTTATGATGAATCCAAATTTCATATCCACCGTTATCAAGATCATGCACCCGTGCCCGACCATCACGTTTATTCATTGGCATTTTTGCAACAAACATAAAACAACTCCAACAGAAAAATAGAGGGGAGAACAACTCCCCTCTATATATCACGTTAGAATTTAACTGAGGTTGTGAACCCCACAAAAGTATCTTGATATGCAGCGTCACCATCTGTCGTCATTTTAACATATGGCGTTACACCAACATTAAACAATTCCAAATTGTATCCAGCTTCAAGTTCAACGCTAGTCAATTCAACTTCATCAACGAGCATTGTTGGCGTCACACCAACATAAATCGAGTTCCAATCGATAGTTGCGCTAGGCTCTGCTGTGATTGTGCCTGCATCGATTGCATAAGAAATATCGTTACCGATTGTAAGACCCATACCATATGGCAATAGACCGCCTTCTGGTGCTGCTTCGCCATCTGCTAGTGCAGGCGAAGCAAGAAATGCTGTAACTGCTACAGCGGCTAGTAGCTTCTTCATTTATTTGACTCCTTTAAAGTTAAAAGTGACAGGGAGGTCCGAAGACCCCTTCTGTTTCCAAGCGTCCTGCCCCGCTCATAAGAATTATGCTGCTAGAGCATATTCCTGAGAAACGAAATTATCGTTTGCATTTAGTTTAAATGGTCATATCGTGACCAATCGGTAACTCCAGTCATCTATTATCTGCATGTCGAAACCTGTTTCGCCCCCATAAGGTTTATGGTGGAGGCGTCCGGTACTGCCCCGGAGTCCATTACAGTTTTCAATTTCCTTCATCGTTACTTCTGTATATATCTAACCCCAAAAGACCAGATATATAACTATTTCTCTAGCATCTTTCTCTTGAATGCTAACCAACCAATGAATCGTTTTTCAAACCACCACTCAAGGTCTTTATATTTCTTGAACTGCTGGTCAAATCCAGTAGGATCAAACGATGGCTTGGGATTGCGAACGTTTGTGCCAGGAATAATTTTGTTCGTGGAATACTTAGCATATTGCTTTTTACCCATAATCTTCTGCACGAACTCAGGCATATCCAATAGATAGTAGTATTCAGCATCCATTATGATTTCATTTTCTATCTTTTTGTTAGGCCAGTCGTGCTTGTATAGAGGTTTCAATTCATCAGGTCGAATGTCACGATTACTACCCAAATCTATCACATTAGGGCTCCAGTGAATAGTGAAGTTCTCTGGAGGAATTACCATGTGAAGTTCACCAAAGATTGAGCTACCTCTTGGTATATGTGTGCAAAAGATAGGGTTTTTAATATCCATAGACAACAGCAGCTTTTGCTGATCAGCCATATCAACACCACCACGGGCAATCCCATCTGCTCTAGTAGAAGTAACCTTGTCTAGCAATCCTTTATATTTCTTATTGAATGACCGATAGAGAATAAACTCGTTCCTGACAGGTTTTAGCAATCTGATTGCCTTTTTGACCCTATTTTCCATATGGTCGATCTGTCTTGCACTGATAACATCTTCATTTAGGTATGACTTAAATGTTAGCATATCAGTCTTCCTTTGATGGGTCAACTGGCACATCAACTTCGATATCACCGTCCTTGATAGCTTTAGTTACTAGGGCAGCAAGGTTCCAATCGTATGTACCACCAAACTTTCCTTCAGGGTCGTAACCATCTTCTTTTTTCTCTTCGCTCATGCTAATCATCCTTTGTAGCGATAATAGTATTCTACGACTTTCTACTGCTTCTGTCAACCCTTTTTTTAATTTTTCTACAATACTTTTGTAAGCAAATCCCGTGTAGACGCCTTGAAAGAATATTCTACTTACACCATCAACTTTTCGTTCTTCTGCTTCTACAACTTTGATGATAGAAGTGGGTGGTAAAATAATTTCTTGCTCAGGATCGTGTTGACTATGTTCTAAGATGGGTATAACCTTAGACCCTTTCGGTAAAAAGATTCTCATTCTATCTTTACCGCCGATAGTCACATCTGTTCTTAAAGATGCACTTGTGAAGGCTGGGTCAACGTATTCATAGCCAGGAACAATCGCTTCTCTCATTTCATATGGCACCAGAGTAGAACGATACACATACATGCTCTCTGGTAGAGGCTTTAGCGTTTCAAAAATTTTTGCCATTTTAGCAATCCTTTTCGTGCCGCTTGTCAATTCGTCAATTTCAGCCTTAGTAAGAGGTTCTTTTCTAAACAACTTACTCACAATTTTTCTAAGAGGATCGTTGAAAGAACTATAACCTGGACCACTATAATGTACAACATTTTTATATACTGATTTGGGCAAATTCTCTATCTCATTATAATAGTCGAGTCCGTCTTGACTTTGTAAGTGCTGGCGAATTGTACCAATATCATATTCCGAACTCTCTACAAAGAAAGTCCCTTCAATCTTTACTTCACTCGTACCAGTTCCAGGCATTGTTGATTTGAACTCTGTCATATCAATATCTAACTTAGGCTTCTTTTTTACCTTACTGGGCTTTGATACTTCAGTAGCATCTTTCTTTGCGGCTTTCTTTTTAGCATTTCGATAAGAAATAATTGCTATCATATGTTTTTCATCACTTACACCAGAAGGCTCAGCCATGTACTTCAGAATATCAATCCAAATTTGACCAACAGCACCCTTGATATTGCCCAAGTTTGCGTCAGGAAGACTACTAAAAGCAGCCATCGTATCTACGATTTGTTTATTTAAATCACTCATTTGATTATACACATATTGTAAATTATCAAAATTTACTTTCTTTACATCAAATCCATCTACTCGTAATGCGTTTGCCATTTTAGAAAACTCTGGAGTTGTTTTAAGAATATTAGCAAAAGCGCCAACTGATGACATATCCTCTGGCTCAAAAACTTTTGTACTAAGTTCAGAAAGCTCTTTGTCTACGTTGGATTGCTTTTCAATGTACTTCTCTACTTCACCTGACATTTTAGTGGCCGCTAACTTATCAAGGAGTTCTGTATCAGAAGGCACATCTAAATCGTATTGACCAAAAGTGTATTTCTTTGATGGTGATACTGTATGTGTTTGCTTGACTGGCTTTTTTGGCTTCATAGAGTCTAGAGACTTGAGAAGAGCGCCTGTGTTGTCCTTTTTAGAAGGATCGAAACCAAACTCTTTGAATTCTTTTGCTTTGAAAATTGCTTCGGGAGATAGTGCTTTTTTTCCTATAAAGACATAGCCATGATTGTATTTTTTAGTAAACTGTTTTTCGCCAACCTGAGTTACTTGAAACACCGTGAAGATATTCATCGAAGATTTTTTGAGCGCTTTAATGGCAATGCGTTCGGCTACTTTTCTTTTTCCTATCTGACCATGTAGACGAATTGCTATACCAGTAAGTTTCGGACCAACTGTAGTTATTGCTTTTTTTGCAAAATCAAGCGTTGTCGCAATTACAGGCAAAATATCTGATGGATTATGAAACTTCCACCATCCAGCTTTGCCTCCAACCTTTTTAACTTTACCCACATCTAGAGTGTATATACCTTCGCCATTTTGCTCAACAAGACGTATGATATATGTGCCGCCATTAATTGTAGTAGCACCATACATTTTGCTTGGTAAGACTGTATCATCAGTCATATAATATTCTTTGGGATTGTTCAACGCTTCTGCGAGAAGAACGTCCTCATTCAGATTGTTAAAAATATCGAATTTTTTAAGCACGAGCAAACTCCATATGTATCTTTACTCGTATTTATATCAGACGTGAACTACGAGAACCTTGGGCGTTTTGTTGAGTTGAAAAGCAACATCAAGGCGAGTGTTGCCACCAAGGACACGCATCTTACCACTCTCTCTGAACATCAGAACGATAGGCATCGTCATTGGCATATCGTTACCAATGCGCTCATAGAGATTAGCAATCGTCTGCTCATTACGAAACTCAGGATATGAGCGATACGAGCGAATGAGATTGAGCAACTGCTCCTTAGAGCGAGTGTGTGACCTATACCCAATGTAAGCGTCTGTGACGCCATCAAGTTCAAGCACATCACCTTCTGAAGCAGCCTGAAGAAAGGCTGCCTCGCTATCAAAGAAGTTGTTACCCTTCAGTTCGATTTCAACGAAATACTCTTGCTTGAGGTCTGCTTCAGAAGGTTTGGTCCACATATCAGTCTTCCCACTTAATGGTGAAAGGAACGATTGCTTCAGCATTACGCTTGGCTTCATTGAAACTATCGAATTTATCAATCATCCTTGGTCCAACCCAAAGCTCGAATTCGTCGAGTGTGGTCAAAAGAATGTCAACTTCTTTGGTGGCATTCGTAGCAAACCAACCACTCTTGAGTGTAGTGGATTTAACGTCAAACGTTTCGAAGTTCATCATGGTCTCGTTCCTCTTTCTTTCTGTCTATATACTTAATATAAGCATTCTAGAGGCAAATGTCAAGAGTTTTTTTGATGTTTTTAAAACTTTTTTTATCGACCCCAGTACAGAGTTTTCTGCACCTTGTACATGACTGACCAGATTGCGAGATAGGCATCATGTCGCCAGTTTTGCTTTACGCTATTTTTGAAGTTATCATAGTCGATATTCATAATCTTCGTGTTCATGACCCCACAGAGAAACTGCTTGGTCATGAATAGACGAAACCTGTAATCGCTATCAGTGCTTTCGATGATATCTTGCTTCAAACTGGGAAACGCATTTTCCAAATCTTCTCTTACTCTTGCCCTCACAACCAAGTTCATTTTATTGTTACGGTCTTGCACAGCACTGATATAGCTGTCATTCATCACAATCCACATAGTTATTTTTCCTTTTTAAATCCTACACCGTTGTCCATTTTTTCATGATACATACCATACTTGACAAACTCTTCCCAAACAGTCTTTTGAGAATAACCAGCTTTTACCTTGTATATCTTACGCCCGTCTCCATCATATTCCCATTCACGTTCTTCCGGGTCAAGTTCGATACGTTTCTTTTCCATGATGGAAACTCCTACTGAATTTCTTCTATTATGTAGTCTTCCATTACATCGTTATAAAACGACTTGACAATTTTTTCTATATCATCGCCTTCATACTCAATCTCATACATCTTACCAATACGAACATCTTTCACTTCTGAAAATCCAAGAACCCTCAAAGCATCAGCCACTGCCGTTCCGGGATTATCTTTGATCCCGGAACGAAGCATGGTAATAACACGATATTTCATTAGTCTTGGACGAAATCTGAAATCATTGGAAATACCTTATCAATCTCTCTAGCACACATCTTTGCTAACTCACGATGCTCCTTCTGAGTCGAAGGGTCTGTCCTCAATTCAATATAGTGAAGCCAGCTACGAAGCGTGCCATTAACATAGAGACGTGACCACGTTAGACCCTCTGGTAGAATTGCTCGAACCTGCTCTTTAGCGATATTTTTCTTGAGGGCTTGATCATAGATATTGAAAGCTAATTCGACAACTTCGTTTTGTTTTTCTTGCCACCACTTATCTATCTCTGGGTCATCGTTCTCTAAAGAATTCTGACGATTCTGATAATCTTGCATACGAGTTTCACGAAAATCTCCAATCGTTTCAGTGGCAGCATAACGCTGGCTAAATTCTTGGAACGAGAATGAGCGGTGCCGAATCAGCTGCCTCCCGATATCACGAGTCGTATCCACCTGTAGGCAGATATTCACCATTTCGAAGGGCGACCAATGCTTATGTCGCATGAGATATCTAATAAGCCCATCGCTCTTCAACGCTGAGATTTGAGATGTTGGATTGCTCACACGGGCATAATAAGCCACTTGGTCCATCAAGGTTTCATTGGGACTAGCTCCCATACGCTGCGACCATCCTTCAAGTTTAGCGTTCTGACTAGGCATTTATATCATATTCTCCTTACAAAAACATTTCTGGGCGTAGACCACTAAAGCCTAGCGCTAACCCAATGAGCGCTCCGATAGCGAACGCTTTTACAAAATCACTCATATCACTCATTATATATTCTCCTTGATTTGGCGGTCCCTATAGGATTCGAACCTATGACCCACAGCTTAGAAGGCTGTTGCTCTATCCAACTGAGCTAAGGAACCATTATTTCTCAGTTTAACTTTGAAGCCCAGTACCTGCGAGTAATGGGTTCGATAACGCCATCAACAAAAGAAATAGCACCCACTTTACCAAGCTCTCTAATAAGGTCATCCTTATTAAGACCAAAGGCTTCTTCAGCAAAGTCGATAATATCTTCCCACACAGAGCGTTCGAAGTCCGTCATACAGGATAAAAAACCACCCATCGCTTTAGTATTAGCCAATCCTTCTTCAAGAATGTCACCAAGCGTTTTATTCATCATATATCTCCTTAGTGTACCGTTCGAATATCAAGACCGATTTTTTGCTCAGCATACTGACCAAACCGTTGAAACGCATCACCATGATCTACAGTCATACCTTCTTGAATTTGATAGGCATGAATCATCTCATGAGCGAGAACGGTACGAAACAATTCATACGAGTCAAACTCAGTAGTTAGACCAAGAACGATTGTTCCACGCTCCTCGTACTCGAAGCAGTATCCCCACTCAGTGTCGAGAAAGTCAACATCAAGTTCGATAGCATCAATATTAATGAGGTTTTCGAATATCTCCTCATTCAGAATTGCCATCTCTTTCTGTACGACTTGTTCGGTGACTTCGAACAGACCCCACCATTCTTTTTCGATGATAAGTTCCTTCATATATCTTCTCCTATTTCATCACACGAACGAGGCGACCAACATCGCTATCTTTGAACTGACCGCTCTTAGACCAAGTGCGGAACGCAGAGCATTCAGTGAACTTAACAGCGCACGAATCAGCGAACTTGCAGGTATCGCAAGGAATGTCTGCATCGTTCAGCATCGCCTGGGGAACTACTTCCATTGAACCAGCGGTGCTGGCATCGTAGTTGAAGTAGCTGTCATAACCAATCATATCCATCTTGCTTCTCGCTTTCGATCTAAGAGAGAACCCTTTCTCTCTTCCATATACTTAATATAAGCATTCTGAAGCCAAATGTCAAGAGTTATTTTCAAAAAAAATGCATTTTTTTTCAAAAAAGTTATGCTGCTTGAAACCACGACGGAATATCACGCTTTGTCCAAGCCATCTTGAAGCGATCCTGCTTCGTGTGATAGAAGTTACGATACGACTGTACGGGGTCGCCTTCAACCATGCATTCTGGGTTTGCTTTCATAGCAAGACGAAACGGCGTCGGTTGACGACTATAGAGTTTTTTGGGAAATCTTGCGAGCATCTCACCAATCTCAGTGTCACGACTGAACGCACCATGCTTCTTACCGTAGCGATGCTCATACTCTTCTGCAAGAGCGCAATAGTGGCTGTAGTGCCAGCGATAGTTATTGGTCGAGTCCATCGTCCACAGAGTGCATGGGTGACCTGTATGACAGGCTTTCATCAGAACGTCCTCACGGTCATCATCTAAGCGCCAGCGCTTGATGCTACGCCCGTTAGCGCTCTTCTCTGTGTACATCTCACCATCAAGCATACGATGCACTGTAGAGAGCATCTGAGCAGACTCAGTAACCATCTTGACCACATGCTTGTCACACTGCATTTCAGCAGCGGTGTATGGGTTCTCATCTAGCACGAAGATATTCACTTTGTTTTCCTAATCAGTATTGGTTAAGCACTTCTGAACCAAAGTCTTGGCACTGATTATCGCATCAGCGCCAAATCTCAATTTGATTATATTATAATACACAACCTCATCAAAGTCAATCATTTTTTCATCACAATGTTTAATATATCTCATTGTGTATTGTTCTAGTGTAATATCTTCTGGCATTACACGACCTTCCCTAGTACCTTTGAACCCGGAATATCCAGTTCTTCTTCTGCTATTACAAGCATACCCCACCCACAATTGAACGTAGATTGAAACTCAATAATACCCATCTTCGAACGCTCAAACAGTTTTTTCCACCATGCATTTTCTGTCAGAGTATTTGTTATCTCAAAGTCTAATTTATATGATAGCCCATTTAGCACTCTGGGTAGATTACCATGAATACCACCACCCGTAATGTGAGCGCAAGCGTTGATTCGATTTAGATTATTCATAATCTCATCAACATAGATTCGTGTTGGCATTAGAGGTATTTCGTCATATGTGAGTATAGAGCGCATCAAACTATATCCGTTAGAGTGAGGACCAGAACTTGGAATACCTATGATGAGATTACCGGGCTTAACATTTACTGGTAGCTTCTTCTTCACGATACCCATAGCAAACCCAGCAAGGTCAAACTCACCTGTTGGATAACAGTCAGGCATTTCTGCCGTTTCACCACCAACAAGTTCACATCCTGCAAGAGCGCAACCGTCTTTGATACCTTTGATTATCTTCATAGATACATCTAAGTCTAGTTTACCTGTTGCATAATAGTCTAAGAATGAAACAGGCTTTGCACCAACACACAATAGGTCGTTGACGCACATCGCTACTAAGTCAATACCAATCGTATCATATTTCTTGAAGTGCTTGGCTACAAGCAGCTTAGTCCCAACACCATCTGTGGCAAGAGCGACTGTCTGAGGTTTAGGTAGACCACTGCGACGACCAACATCAAACTCAAAAGGTATATCTACCAGTGCAGCATATTGTTTGTCAGCACCGATAGCTTGTGTGAACTTGTTAGCCAGTTCAACATCAACCCCTGCTTGTTTATATGTCGTTTTCATAAGATTTTTCTTTTCTTTAGAGTATAGTAGAGAGAGGCTACCTTATCAAGCTCTGGGTGAGAGTTGATCCACATACCAGTATCAGGTGAGAATTGTTCTTTGAAGAACTTATCCATTACAGGATGACCAGTGAGAGTTGATGGATTGACTTCTTTTGATAACGAATCGAACTCGGCATCGCTCATAAAAGAGTAGTTCTTTTTCTCATATGCATAAGCAGCAAGAGAGAGGCGAATACGAATACGCTTCTGATATTCAACTGCTGCCATTAGTTCAGATGGAATAGGTGGTCCCATTTTCAATCACTCGTTTTGGCTATAGCCTTGCGAATCCATTTGACCTTGTAATCCTTACTCCATTCTCTAAGATAATCATTGTCTTTATCGAACAGTTCCAGCATTTCATCTTCGTTCATGGTAGTAGTGTCTGTAATGCCTTCTCCCAAATGTTTTTGAGAGAACTCTTCACACTTGTTCTGCGTTACATTGTCTTCAGCCCATTCAATTGCAGTGCCGTGCAGCTTAGGCAAATCATCCTTATGCATTACATAACGCATACGATACGATGAAATACAAGTTACAACAACGTAATCTTTTTCTTCTACATTATCAGTCATTATTATCTCCTCATCTTTGCTAGTGCTTCAGCATCTTCAGTAGAAAACACTGGAACCATATTACTCTTGTGCATCGTTGCAATGCCAAGTAGCTTACGCTCGCCACTATATTGCATAGGTTCCTTTTTCGGTGCCACACCAGTTGGAATTTGATTAGAAAGCGTGGTGGGCCCGGCAGGATTCGAACCTGCGACAACGCCGTTATGAGCGGCGGGTTCTGACCGCTGAACTACAGGCCCTTTATATCCCATCTTCTTGAGAAACTTTGCATGAGCAGCATCTGTTTGTTGCTGCTTCTTTGACTTCTTCTGTTTACGCTTTTTCGTACTCGTTGTACTAAAGTAAACAGGTAGCATATGCATCGTCATCTCTGTCTCTCCTCGTTAGTATTCTTATATACTACAAGAGAAGGGATATAAAGTCAACCTTTTTATGAGGGAATTTTTGGACCTTTATCTCCTGGTTCAGGGAGATTCTTTTTCATATCAAACTCCCACTCTAGTGCTTCATTAATTTCAACGATGAAGCAAGCATAGCCTTCAGGGTCAACACCAAGAACGACCAAATCTTCTTTATGAGAATATACACCTACAAATATCTCACCTTTAGCGGTGTTTGTCAACCCACTTGCAACCAAGACATAACCTTCGTCATCAATATACTGTTTAATCTCTTTTGCATCGTCACACACCAGATTAATTGGCATGGTAAATATAGCTGATTTTGCGGGAGTTGAAATCATAATAACAGCAGCGATAGTAAGTGCCGACAGTAACTTAAACATTATATTTCTCCTTGTATGAGACTCTGGCATCCACAAACCCTTCAATGAAGTTGTCTCTATTTTCAACAAACACTTGTGGTTCAGAGCCATCGACCGCAATAATCACTACGGTGCGACTGACTGGGATTTCAGTTCGTTCCTCATACATCACAGCATAGCAAGATGCTTGCATAAAGTAGTTAGAAATCCATTCTTTCTTTTTGGGTTTACGAGATGTTTTGAAATCAATAATGGAGAGTTTCCCGTCGAACTCTGCGATACAATCTACCCTACCCGCTGTTTTCAGAAAGTCAGAATACAGAGGCGCTTCTAGATATTGGATGTTATCCACATACTGGTCTAGGATAGGTTGGATTTGTTTGAACGTAAAGACGTTCGCTGGCATCTGACCATCAAGATAGTCAGGCTTATTGTTGAGGTAGTCTTCACAGATTTGGTGAACCTTCGTACCCCTAGAACCAGCTTGTGTAGAAATACGATTAGCTTCTTCTGCGCCAACACGTTTTCGCCAAGCAGCAATGCCTGCTTTGCTTAGTTCTGATAGTATAGTCGTAACTGACGGATAGCGGTTTCCATCAGGCGTATTGTACACCCTACCGCTACCCGTCGTTTCAGCAATTAGCTCCGTTAGAGTTGGAGCATTCACATGATTAAAGTGTTTCATCAATCTAGTCCCAGTTTGGACCTCGCTATAATATAGGACTTTACGAGGTCTGAGCGAACAATATCTTCAGCAGTAAATTCGATAAAATCAAATTCTTCCATACTATCTATAATGCGTAAAAACTCTCTTAGTCCGCTCAGTTCTTTTTTTCGCTCGCTTGTCAAGTCATCTTGACGAACGTCTCCACAAAATATAATCTTACAGTTTTCACCAACTCTTGTCATCACAGAATGCAACTCCATCGCATTCATATTTTGAACTTCGTCTACAATAATAACACAATCGTCTAATGTAATACCACGAACAAACGAGGTTGACATAAACTCTACGATGTTCTTTGTCTTTAGTATCTCGTAAGCGTCACCACGATCAAATAGCTTTCTAGCAATGTCCTGATAAGGTGCTTCATACACCTTCATCTTTTCCTTCTGATTGCCGGGTAAGAAACCCATATCTCTTGTTGGTACTACTGATCTAATGACAAAAACTTTATTAAAAGATTTGTCTTCAAGCACAGACTTCAGTGCTAGATACAGACCAATGAATGTCTTTCCTGTACCGGCAATACCATGAAGCATTAGATGATAATCGTTGTGCCAAGAATGAAAAGCGTCTTCTTGTGCTATTGTTATTGGTTTAATTGAGTTGAGTTTAAACTTCTCTCCTACGTTCAGGTTTCCAGATTTGTCCAAGACTTTATCTTGGCGCAGTTTTCTTTTTTGTCTTTTTGTTAAGCGTTCTGGACTTGTGAGCATGGATTGTCCTATTTTGTTTGAATGTTTGATCCCCTATTGGCTTTTTTCACTCGCTGTAAAACGTCATTGAACCCGTTATCAATCCTACCAGCAACACTACCAGTACCTGATACGATAGCAGGCGCAGAGACTAACATTTTATAGCCACCATCCTTAATAACTTCTTGTGCTTCCTCCCATGTACAAAAGGTTGTCATAGTGTCACCAGTTTTAATATGCTCAAATGAATATGTAGGCATTATTGTTCTCCAGTGACGATGTTATATATTTGTTTCCAATTTCTTGCAGTACGCATATTTGAAGTAATGTAGTTTTGATTGTGAGTGTGTCTCATAAGGATTGGATTGAGGTTAAACTTCAATCCACATTCTGCGTTCTCTACTTTATCTTCAATCCACCAGCATTCTGAATCTTGAAACTTCATCAACTCAGCGTCTTTATCAGCACCCGTTTCAATACAAGTGATGAAGTCAAAGACATTTTCTCCAAATATTTTCACTAAGTTTTCTTCACGAAGGGCTGTAGCGTATGGATTAGTAGAGAGTGATGTAATCACGCCGAAGATATATCCATGCTCTTCGTTCAGCTTTTTTACATACTTCACTGCATCTCTAAGTGCGGGCAGAAACCCAATCCATGCGCTCTCATTAAACTCTGTTACAAGTCTACGACCATCATCCTTATCAACAACTTCATCGAATATCTTATCGATACCATAGACGTGTTGATAGCCATCAGATAGCGTATATCCTTTTTCATCCATAAACTGGAAGAATCGATACGACCAGTCAAGTAGTACGCCATCACAATCAGTTAGTATCAATTTAGAGTTCTTCATAAACCTCATTCTCTCGAATCTTGTTTTTCTGACGACGCCGTTCTTGATAGGCGTGTTCTTTTGCTTTTTGAGCGCCTCTGCTTTTTTTTACCCTGCGCTCAAATCGATTTGGGTCGTCGTCCCAAACGTTTTTCTCTCGACGATAAGTTTTGCCCATTTTTAGTCTACTTGCCCTCTATGATTAGATTCGTAAATGCTTCGTTGATAGTCTTTGTAGTCAATCCCTTGACACGCTTTCCATCTTTCATATCAATGAGAAGGAGTGCATCATCCTTATTGACAGTCTCAAGCAGTTGAATGAACAACTGTTCTCTCTTCATTGGCTTGACATTTGTGCCAGTGCCTTCATAGAAATATGGTATACGCTTTGAATTTCTATACAGCATACCATGATCGTCTACTGCTTCTGATGGTGTGTATGGAGGAACGCCTTCAGGTAAGAGGCATTTGAGAGAAGGACAGTACATTGCTTTGAGTACTGTCTTCAATGGCTTTGCTTCATTCTGCTTGAGCCATTTCACTTTCTCAGATTTTGTTTTCATCTTAGATACTTTGTCTAAGATTTCAGAGATAGATAGTTGCATTTAAAATTCACCTATGGTTTCAATAAGATTTTTCAATCGTTTTTCAATGAAGTAGTTAAAGAGTTTAGAGCGATCACCGCTCTCTTCATTGTATTTAGTCATTACTTGCTCTTGAATATACTCAGGCACCATAGACAAGTCAATCATTGCTTTGTTGCGCTGATACCCTCGAAGAGCATACTCATTCGAAAAGCAGTCGTTTTCAATTTCATCCATGAACTGCTCAATACGCTTTCGAGTCATTGGCTTCTGCCGAGACCCCATAACAAAGCAATCATCTGCTGATAGCATGTTAGGCACACCATCACCTGCATCACCCTTCATAATGTGTTCCATTATGTATTGATTAGGATTAGCATGACGAAGCCACCGCTTACGAATAGGATCGTATTGTGTTACATTAGCATACTTATGCAGTTGAATAAAGTCTTTATCAGCAGAAAGAATCAAAATCTTTTCTGTTGAGCCAGCGTTCAATTCAACGCCAAACTTATGACACAGCGTACCGATTGCATCATCTGCTTCAGCACGGTCAACCTGAACTGTTTTGTATGGAAAAACTTCTTTGATTTCATCTCGCACAAGATTTAGGATACGAAAAAGTTCGTTCCAGTTGAGTTCAGAGGTCTCACGAGACTTCTTGCGATTTGCTTTATAGTATGGGAATATATCTCGACGCCAGTAGTTCTTATCATCGAAACAGAGAACGAGTTCTCCATAATCTTTGACGAACTTCCGGCGATACGAGCGAATTGAATTGAGAACCATATGCCGAATGAGACTTTCCTCAAACTCTACATTATGATGGTTACCAATTTGAACCATGACGTTACTAATCATCACCTGATTCATATCAACTAAAATCACTTGTTTGTCCTTCATTGTTACTATACTTAATATATATCATATCGAAACAAATGTCAACCCTTTTCTTCTAAAAAGATGATAAAAATTGCGTCCATTCCTTTTGACGGCGAGACCAATTGAAAGCGTTGTTTGTATTGTGTATTTGTAAATTCATATCTAACACACCATATGTTTTGATATGCTCTATAGCACTCTCCAAATACCTATGCGCTCTGTTAGCGTGAATCTGCACATCCTCATCCCACTGATACATAGTAGTCATATTAGCAGCAGTCTCAGCAAGAGCAGCATAGTTTGGATGGACACAGAGACACCCAGCAGACATGGCTTCAATCAACGCAATGCACGAAGTCTCTTGCCAGATAGACGGATAGGCGAAGATGTGAGCGCTTTGTAGCGCCTTTCTAACCTCTTTATTAGACACTGACCCATGATAGCGAATCTTCGGATGTTGCTTCAGTTGGTCGAATAGAGCCTTGTATGGCTCATCTCTTTGCTCCCAGCCATAAATCTTGAACGAACTATACACATCAAGTTCAATGTTATCATGCTGTTTAGATAGAGCGTCAAAGATAGGATACAGTAGACCCAGCCCACGATGAGGCGTCGTATGATAAATGATACGAATTTTACCATCATTCGGCTTCTTATGCTCAACAATAGGTTCAATAGCATTCTTGAGAATATGAGAGTGACTGTATGGCACACCCAGAAAATCATGATACTGTTGAAACTGCCACTGAGAGACGAACACCAGCTTATCATACTTCTTATAGCCGCCATCTTTCAAGTGGGCGACTTCAGGGTCTCCTGCTAAATCGTGACATACAAGAATCTTTTTCAAATCATCTCGAAGTTCACGAGTGCGAGAGTGGATAATCTGAAAGTTCTTTAGCAACTCTTGAGGAATACGCTTTTGCATTCCAATTGCCATCATCTCAGTTCCACCCATCGCATTCTGTGTCAACTCATTACGAATGAGTTCGCCTGCTACGATTTCGACCAATGGAAATCACTCTGATGTAAATAACTGTTAATCTCAAATTTAACCATAGACTCAATTCGAAAAGACCGCCAAGCCTCTTTCTCTAAGTCCCATACAGCAATCGATTTAGGCTCATCTCCCGACTTAACTAGAACTTCTTCAATGTCCTGTTGCTCTGGCAAATACTCTTTTTGAAGAGTACACCACATCGTTCGCATATCGCCGTTTACCTTCTTAAAGGTAACCCAACAACGACTAGAGTGTAGCTTCTCTAGAATATCCAAATACTCCATCATATCCTCCACTTGTTCCTTCCACATGGTCTAAAAATTCTGTAAATTCTTCGAATACGACATCATTAAAAGTTATGATGTGACTTCCGTCTGGAATTCTATTATACACGATTACATATTGACGCTTGTATGCTTTCACAGTTTTTACAAACTGATCACGGATCGTATCATCAACATCGCATTGTAATATATACTTACCCAGCATCAACCGGCGCCTTATCTTTCATTGCCCAGCCACGCTTAACCCAATCTCTATGAGCAGTTGTAGCTGTGACACCAAATGACTTTTGAATAGAGCGTGGTGTGGGAGAGCCTTGTTTCCAAGACTTGAGCGCCTGCATCATCTTATCAAGCTCACTACGTTCACGCTTGACAGCCTTTGTAATGCTCTTATTAACACCAACCGAACCCTTCGACACATAATGCTTACCAGAACTTTGCTTGCCTTTTGCCATTTAATTCTCCAAATGTATAATATTAAAACCGGGTGTAGTACTTAAAAATTTTAGAGGTTCTTGATCTGTATAGAATTCAGAATACACTAATTTTTTAATACCACTTTGATAAATCAGCTTCGCACATTCAAAGCAAGGCGAAGTCGTAGTATATATAGTCGCTCCATTTGCAGATGAACCATACTTCGCCAGTTTCATCAGAGCATTTGCTTCTGCGTGTAGCACCTCTTTTTTCGTAGTGGATACAGCACGAAGAGTATCATAGTCTTCACAGAGATTAGGCATTCCAGTTGGCATACCGTTCCATCCCATAGAGATGATACGTTCATCTTTGACGATTACACATCCTACCTTACGACGCTTTGCGTGAGACATCTCTGCAACACGATACGCAATGTCCATATAGAGGCGATGATATCTTTCTTCTTTGTGTGCGACCTCTTCAGCCGCAGAATAAACCATTTTTATTATCCTTTCTCAATCAAGTTCCAGACTTGCTTCCTATCATATCCCATATTGCACATTTGGTCAACCAATTCTTCGATGGTAATCTTACCATAATCGAAATTTTGGATAATCTTATTGACTTTTGAAGTCCAGAAAGCCTTTGCTTCTACAACGTTATTCATTCGCCTTTTCCAATCAAATATGTTTTCAAATCGACGACGTTTTCATCATTGATCATTCGAATGATGATGTTCGTCACATCGATATCCATTTGAAGCATCTTCATCTTCTCTTGTAGTTCCATCAATTCTTCTTGATAGTATTTCAACTCCTTCTCTTTTTTTAGACGAGATGCGATAAGTTTATCAAGAATGATTATGTTAGTTTCTTCAGACATTAGCGACTGTAGAAGAGGTGGGCACCAATACGCTGCTGGAATGTGTATGCTGCTGCCCAATATGGCTCAACGTAATGAGCATGATACCAAAGAGAATTATTAGTGTTATCGTATGCGTTATCATTATCTGGTCCTTCTTCTTCACGATTCATCATTGTGACTAGTGCAATAAGAAAGTCTTCCTCATAAGCAGCAGCATCTTTAATTCTATCAGTCTTACCATCGCAGTACCAAGAGAATTGGCACTTGTTGCGAAGTGGGTTGCCGTTCGAATCTCTCACTGCTTGATAAACAACTCCACAGATTGTATCTGGAAACGATTTATCTCTGGCACGATTGATAACCACGTTAGCAATCGCTTCTTTCTCATCGTCTTCTTGGTGCCTTGCTTCGAAGTATATGTTAGTCGCAAGACAATGTGCTTGGTCAATCACAGATGCATCAGTCGTTTCATATACTATATGAAATTGCTTATCTGGATTACCAGCAGTGCTTCTATCAGCAACGAGAGCGTAGGTTACCGCAGCCACCAAAGCAATCACGGACACCTTGTATGCTTTATTCATCACCATACCACCAATCCATTTTGTTGAGATAGTCGTTTATCTGTTCGAGGGTCACCTCGATGATGTTATCTACACACGCCACGCTCTTGATATACTGCTGCATACCAAGGTCGATTTGGTCGTGAGAGGTGTAGTTAAACTTCATCATTACGCTTTGTATCCCATGTTGTAAAGAATGTCTAGAATGCTATCAATCGTTTCTCTGTCTGTAGCGAGGAGCTTTTGCTCTGATTCGCTGATGACTTTCTTGATAGCAGCGATTTGATCGTAACGATCTTCGTTTCCCTTCAGGGTTGCTGCTACCTGTGTTGCGAATTGATTGTGGGTGAACATTTTCGAATCCTTCTTTGCTGTGTTCATATCTATAATATAAGCACTCTGACAGCAAATGTCAAGGGTTTTTTTCAAAAAAAGATTATTTTTTTGCACCCCGTCGAAACGCTTCTCGCTCAAGGCGCTTCTGCTCTAAATGTTCACGATGCTTGACACCACGCTGACACGAATCGTATGCGCCAGGATTGGTTATGTAGTCATTGCATTCGTGTTCTTGAGGATGCGGAAGGTAATGAGCAGGCGGCATATGAACAACGGTCTTAGGCTTGTCCATATTCTCGCCTACTTTAGACCCCACAATAGCACCGACTACAGCACCACCCACAGTGGCAATACCTCTACCAGAACCTTTGCCGATAGTATTACCGAGAAGCCCTCCAGCAACGCCACCGATAACTGTACCGCTATCTTGGTTTGTCACACAAGCAGAAACTGCAAGAGCGAACGTAACAGTGAAAAATATTTTACGCATTAGATTTCCATTTCTATTTCGTAGTCTTCGATTACAGAGTGAGCAAGCAATCCATCACACATTTCTTTAACTCGCTGTTTAGCGATTACTGGGTCATCAATATCAACATCAACTTCGATAAACTTGCCTTGACGAATTTCATTTACACCAGTGATGCCCGCTTGGCTAAGAGCCATTTCAACTCCTTTGCCATGCGGGTCACGAGTGACAAATGTCTTCAAACGAATAAAGACATTTGCTTTCATTATTCAGCGTCAGCGTATTCTAACGCTTTCTCTAAAGCATTCATCTTCTTCTTCTGGTTCGCACCAAACCAAGCAGACTGCATCCGAGTGTCATTTGAGCGACCAGCAACGTGATCAGTGAAGTAGGTCACTGCATTGTAAGCAGTCCACCAGGAGCCTTCAGCATACTCAGCACCAGGCTGAGTCTCAACCAACTCACGAACAGTCTCACCCGTGCGAGTGAGGTCGCCCTTCGTACCAGTCTTAGTACCGAACAGTTCAGTGAGATACTCATCAAGAGAAGGAGCGTTGTAACGCTTCGAACCAAGATACTGAGCCATCTCACGATACTGGTCCATCTTGCTGTGAGCGATACCGAGAGTAGCCTTGACGCTTTCAGCATCAAACGCTTTACGGTGGTTCAACTTTACAGCATTCTCAGCAGTCTTGCCGAGAGAGTATGTCAGCGTATTGTTACACACTACACGGATAGGAGTGAAGCGAATATCAATCGACTTACCATACTGATGAGGGTTAGAGAACAGCAGGAACGATTCAACCTTGTCTCCGTTGAAGAGTTCAAAGTCATCTTCGACCTTGGCGAGCGCCCAGACAATCTGACCATCTTTGAGAGAGCCAGCAGTGTGCATTTTCATATCACCTGCTTCAACAAACTCATTGAAGAACTCAAACGCTTCAGAGTTCTGCACTGGGTTCCAGTTAGCACCAACCTGAGTTAGCACCTTACTGTCAATGTCACGCACGAGCGCTTTTGAACCAGTCGGAATCTTCTCACCGTTGAACTCGACGAAAGATTCGAGTTCTTCAACACGCCAGTCGAGACCAGCGAGAGACATCATGTCCATAGCAGAAGTGTCTTCAGGAACTTCAACACCCAGACCATGCCAAGGAACATCCCCAACATATGCCATCTGCGCTTCACCGTTTACGATTTCAAGTTCGTGAGCCATTTTCTTTCTTCCTTTTCAATCATTCAATATACATATTGTAACAGTTTTCAAAACAAAAGTCAACCACTTTTTTGAAGTTTTTTTAAAAAAATTATTCCTCACCGTCTAGGATGGCTAGAAACTCATTATAGTATGTGATTGGGTCTGTACCAAACTCTTCCATTGGAATAATGTCTTCAATGTTTTTGTGTAGAGGATGTTGGTTTCCTTGCATTCTCATGATTAAGGCTTTCGTGCATTCTACCATCAGAGCAGCATCATACCCTAGTTTCTCATCCTTGTTGATATTGAATCCCATATCTCGTAGCGAACCCAGTGTCTGCACAAGAACTTCAGTGGCAATGTCAATCGCTACTTCAATTTGCTCCTCTTTGATTCGCTCGTGTAGCTGCTCTCTGTTCTGAGGAGGCTCAAAGTCTGGTGATGTTCGTTTTGGAAAATTAATCACATTCGATGCAACGCTCTCCTTATCCAACGTAAACTTCACCTCGCCAATTTCTGGGTCATCTGGTGTAAAAGTAATATCCATTATTCTCTCCTATATCGCTCGTATGTAAAAGTAATATCCATTATTCTCTCCTTCACATTAAGTTTTACTTATTCAAGTAATATCTGGCATCTTTGTCAACCAAGTCGATCCAGATTTGTTAAGGTATGGGCCAGATATTACAGTTTGAACAGCATACCCCCTACCATAGCTACGAATCATTCCTTTCGGTGCATATTTTTCCATGTGTGCCACAGCATCTCTACGGTCTTTAAAATATGCTACACCTTTATACTCTTTAACTTCGTCAGTGTGATTCATCATTCTCTCCTATATTGCTCGCAGTAGAACACAGTCGCCGTTGATACGACCTGTTGCAACACCTGGCTTTGTTTTTATTTCACTGAACGCTTTGATAGAACGAAGTTTAGTAGATATTAGCACACTACTAAGAATTTCGGGTTTGCGGATTTTCTTCTTGAACGACTTCTCCTCATCGAAGTTCTGTAGGGTCGTACCCTTTACAGATAGCTTCTCGCCCTCCTTTGCTTGGTAGATAAACAAGTCACGATACTTCGTATTGAAAACAAATAGTACCTCGCTCTGAGGAATGACGATAGGATCAATGCTATTCAGCTTGAAGTCGCCATCAGACTGTTTGTATTTGAGTTTTGAAACAATCTTCTCGGATGACACCTTGCGCTTCACACGCACCTTCTTCTTGCTTGCAGCATAAGAATTAGCGTCTTCGACAAGAGTAGTCACAAATGTGAGAAACTTCTTTCGTTGTGGGAGTTTGAGATAATCGTATGATTCAACGAGGTCAGGAGTTTTATCCTCAACCAACTCTCGTAGCTCTTCCTGCAAGCGAGAATAATATTCAGCAATCTTAGCTGCATACTTCTTTGCTGGCTTGAGAACAATCAGCCTACGATACAGGCTGAATTTCGACTTAGCGAAATCGTCGATGGCATTTTCACATTCGCACATCAGTTGATCATAAGTCATCTGAGATTTGTTCATCGTCATTCCTTTTCGTTTCTGATATATCTAATATAATCATTTTAGAAACGAATGTCAACCCTTTTTTAAAGATTTTACATGAGAGCGGTGAATTTTGCAGTTGATGATACCATTGAGATATGAGTCATCTAGCAGAACGTTTCTATCAAACTGCTCTTTAGCCTCTAGATAACCCATCTCTCCCTTGGACATACAAAGGTAAAGAATATCACGGCGAAACGCCTCTCTACCATTTTCTAGTAGAAGACGCTTCACCAACTCAGAACTACCAAAATAGTCTTGCCAATCGGACTCAACTATCTTACGTCTCTTACGAGTCTTACCTTTAAGTGGAGGTAAGGTCTTCTTAGACCAAAATAGCTTCTTACCAACATACTTTTTATCAGTATCTAATTGTGTAATAATATAAACGAATCCAATATAATCTTCAGGTATATCTAAGAATTCTTCACCATTGTAAAACCATGTTATTCTACCGTCTCCTCGTCATCAATCAACGTATCATCGCCACAGAAAGGGCAATAGAGAACTTCATCATATAGTTCGTGTTTGATAGTGAATACCGCTCCACACGAATCGCAAGTATGCTCTACATTATATTCATCATCCATTACTCTGTCCCCAAACATCTTCCCAAGAACCACTCAGTGCTGCGGTAGCGTAGTCGGTAGAACGATTCTCGAAGAAGTTTGTGTGAGTAGGAGCGTTAATCATTTCCTCTACCCACGGAAGAGGATTCTTCTTGATTTTGAAAATGCCTTTCATACCCATAGAAATCAAACGACGGTCAGCGATGTAACGAATGTACTGCTTGACTTCTGCTGCTGTGAGATTTTCCATCTCACCCATCTGAAATGCTAGGTCAACGAAATCGTCTTCAAGTTCTACCATCTTCTCTGCGATAGAATAGATTTGACCCTTCGTATCATCATTCCAAACTTCTGGATTCTCTTCAAGGTATGAACGAAATAGAGCAATGATACCTTCGGCGTGCATCGTTTCATCAACGATAGACCATGTAACAATCTGACCCATACCCTTCATCTTACCATGGCGAGGAAAGTTCAGTAGCATAATGAACGAACTGAATAGTGCTAGTCCTTCAGTGAATGCAGAGATTGCAGCCATCTTGACTGGTAGCACTGCTTCGTTATCTACCTTCGCCATAAAGTACTCATGCTTCTCACGCATAGCATCATACTCTAGGAACTCGTTGTATGTGCTTTCTGGCATACCAAGAGTTTCGATTAGATGTGAATACGCAGCGATATGGATTGCTTCACGAGCAGCAAATCCCATAAGCATCATACGGACTTCTGGTTGAGGAAAGTGTGGCAGGTAGTTTTTAACGTAACCACCTGCCACGTCTATATCAGATTGCGTAAAGAACCGAAAGATTTGTACAAGAAAATATTTTTCGGCGCTTGATAAACGATTACGCCAGTCTTTGATATCTTCCATCATCGGCACTTCACCATGCAACCAATGAGATTGCTCGTGCTTTAACCATAGATCATACATTTTAGGATAGTTAAATGGCTTAAAATAAAGCCTCTCATCGGTTAGCATATGTTTTTTAGCCTTTCATGATTAGTGTATATGCGCCATAAGCAAGAGCGCAACCAGCGACAATCTTAACAACTGTTACTGGCAATAGAAGCAGTACAAGACCACCGACAACCATTACTGTGCCGTCTAGTGTAGTACGCTCTGACATTCGATCTTTAAACCATTGCATTGTAGTTCTCCTTACTTTTTGATTGGAGTTGGGGTTTCAGGTATTGTAGCTGCTGGTACTGCTGTCTCTACAAAAGAACCTTTAATATCAGGTCCAAATAGATACACAGCACCAATAATGACTGCTACGAATACCAGTCCAGCAATAACGATTTTATTCATCGTCATCTCCTTTCTTTAGGAGGTCTATGCTCTCTTTGAGACCAGTATAACCTCCCGCTAGTAAATTTTCATTAACAAAAATCTGAGGGACTGTACGAAGATTGTATTCAGCCATGAGGTCAAAACTATCAGCCAAGTCAACCTCGGCATAGTCTAACCCATTATCCCTCAGAAGTTTCTTTGCAGATTCACAATAAGTACACCAATCTGATGTAACTATTTTAATCCTCATCAGCAACTCTTTGGTCGTCTCCAGAGCGAGTCTTCAATGCGCTTCCGTTGAAATGTTTAATCATAGCACCAATCAATTTTCTTTTAGCTCCTGAAATAGGATACTTCGCTGTTTCGGAATCAATCATAATCAAAAACAACTCATTGATAGCCTGTTCAGCTTCGGTAGACACTTTGTTTGGCGGTACAATATTTGATGTGATGCAACCCTTATTATAGCAACGAAGTTTCCATGCTAGGTAGTCATATGTAGTGTATGCTTTTCTAGCAAAATCAATATCAAGCAACATCTTTAGTCCAGGCGCCATAGGCATTCTGTCTGGCTTATAGATGAACCCTTCAGGTACAGTGAGACGAACCCACCTATAAGGATGAACACCAATCTCTTTCAGCGTCGGTACAAACTTTTTAATCGCCTTATCTTCAAACGACAACTTCTCGACTAGTTCGTAACCACTCTTTTGCATATTCCAAGAAGTTCTCGTATCATCAGTCATAAACATTATATCTCTCCTCTATCACCCTTCACATGCTAGGCATTCTTCACCCATTGCGATGGCGGTCATATCTAGTTCTTGAATTACTTGTCTTTCAATACGACGTGATACCTTATCTGCTTTACCAATCTTCTCAGACCGACAATAGTACATCGTCTTCAGACCCTTTTTCCATGCTAAGAAATGAACAGCGTGAATATATTTCACATTTGCGTCTGGTCGAAAGAATACATTCAAAGACTGTGCTTGGTCAATAAACATCTGTCTATCAGCAGCGTGTTCAATAACCCAACGCTGGTCAATTTCCATTGCTGTCTTATATATATCCTTTTCGTAATCAGAAAGAAACTTCACATGCTGTACAGAACCTTCATGTGCAATTATCGACGACCAAACTCTATCATAGTTGATAGAAGGGTCTTCGTCAATCTTTTTTCTAATCAAAGCATCAAGAAACTTGTTCTTGTTTAGAAATGCACCACTTAGTGTGTCTTGCCTGTATGCATTAGCTCTCCAAGGCTCGACAGAAGGAGATGTATTGCCCATAATGATGGAAGAAGATGCATTAGGAGCAACAGCCATAACATGACTGCAACGACGACCAGTACCTTTAGCATCAGGTGCTTCTCCTCTACTTGTACCAAGTTTGATATTCGCTACGTCTAACCCTTCTCTAATGTGCTTGAAGATACGCATATTGTAAGACTTCGCCATAGCAGACTCAAATGGTAGACTCTTCTTCTGTAGAAAAGCGTGAAATCCAAGAGCGCCAACACCAACAGAACGTTCACGAATAGCAGAGTATTTAGCTCTCGAAACAAAGTCGGGTGCATCATCAATAAACTTTTGCAGTACGTTATCAAGCATCTCTAGAACGTCTTGAAGAAACGTTTCGTTCTGCGACCACTCATCAAAGTGTTCTAGGTTCAACGAAGACAAGCAGCAAACAGCAGTACGGTCATTGTCTGTAGGTAGTGTAATCTCAGAGCAGAGATTGGATTGTCTAACCTTCAAACCCTTGTCTTTGAGCCATGCTGGGAGCGCTCTATTTGTAGTGTCAATATAGTGAATGTATGGCTCACCAGTCTGCATACGCATTTCAAGAATACGCTGCCACAACTCACGAGCAGGCACAACTTCTTTAACCTCATCACTATCTGGTTCTTTGAGTTCCCAGCTATCATCTGCATTAGGATCAAGCATAGACTTCTCAACAAGATTCATAAACTTGTCTGAGATATTGATACCATGATGAAGATTGAGACAACGGAAGTTCTGGTCGCCAGTAGGCTTTCTCATCTCAAGGAATAGGAGAATATCTGGGTGGTCAATATCAAGATAAGCAGCATAAGAACCACGACGAGTCTTGCCCTGACGATATGCAAGAGAAGAAGCGTCATACATTTTTAGATGTGGGAGGACACCCGTAGACTTATCACCAGCAGAACGAATGCCAAACCCAACACCCACGCCACCGCCAAGCATACTAAGCCAGTTAGTTTCAGAAAGCGTATCAACTAATCCCTCCGCAGTATCTGGAATCCAATTCAAGTAGCATGAGATAGGCAATCCCTTCGACGATTTACCATATGATAGAATGGGTGTAGAATAACTTAGCCAATGATTTGATGAGTATTCATATAGCCTTTGAGCGTGTTCAGGGTTCGAACCAAATGTTTTAGAAACAAAAGCAAATCGTTCTTGTGGACTTAGTTCATCCTCTTTCATATACGATTCTTTGAGACGACGGATTCCCAAATCATCGAACAACTGGTCTTTATTCGGGCTAACAGTGATACCCATATGTTCCATTTCTTATTCCCTTATATCTTTTTCCATGTGACGAGTCTAACCTCAGCTTCCAATCCTCTATATGAATTACTATCTATAATAAGTTGAATGTCGGCAGATTTCATCCCGTTGACTATCATATCATTTATATCTTTTTGACGTAGAAATGCTTTGCCTGGAGTGTCTGGCCATAAGCATACTCTATATCCCTCTTGTACACACCTTTCCATCTTCTCAACAATTTGTTTGTTTCTTGGTTCATTATCAAACACGATAGTAGCGTTTTCAGGCTTCAGTAGCGTGTTAAAAGATGCGCCAGCCATCGCAATAGAGTTGTCTAGAAACAGACTATCAATTGGTCCTTCAACGACTGTATACTTGCTATTATAGTCTAAATCTTGTAGCCCGTATACCTTTTCTTTAGATTCATCCAGCATAATAGTTATATATCTAAGCTGGTCTTTATCGAACGCTCGACCTTGAAATCCAAACACCTCTCCTCTAGCATCTATAAATGGTAGTACAAGTCGAGAGTGTTCTTTCATCTCTAGTTTGCCTGGTACTAGAGAGTTGACGTACTCAACAAACTTTGAAGCGTAGTATAATTTATAATGCTTGCTTGCGGGGATTTTGCGAGACTCAACATACACTCTTGCCTTGTGATTAGGCATCAGTTGAGAAATCTTTTTGAGTTTTAGAAGAGGTGAACCTTTCTTACGAAACTTAGGAGTCTTGAAGTTTAGCGCTTTAGGCTCTTTCTTCTTAGTCGATAGCTTCTCAAGACCATGTTCTGCAACATAATCATTGTATAGCATAGGATCAACTACTTTGAGGAAGTATCGAAGATTATGACTCGCATTGCAATTATGACAATAGAACACAGTCAATTCATGACTCTTTTCGAGTATCCACCCACGAGCCTTCGTCTTCGATTTTTGGGAATCACCACAGATAGGGCAACGACAGTTGACCCTGTATGGGTGCATAGACTTTACGCTGAATCTCTCTAGTCTATTTGACAGGAGATTAGCGAACTTCATATCAATAGGATTCAATAACTTATTCCTTACATCAACAGCGATAAAGCTATTATACAGCATATGTAGGAAAAGTCAACCTAAAACATGGCAGAAATATCAACCTTGGACATTAAAAATCCAATAGCAGCGGCAGAGGCGATTACGCCATACTTCCACTTTTCAAGCATGATGATACGTTTCTCGTGCTTTTCGAACATTAATCTTACAACTTTAAACTCTGCTACAACCGAGTCGTAGTTGCGTTCCATCGTATGATTAAGGTCATCACGAAGTTCAGAAATTCGTTTGTGAGTGATGCTGATGCTTTCATCTTGATTTTCAATACGAGTTTCATGTACAGCCAACAGCTTTGAAATATGACCAGATACCTCAGCCATTTTTTCAATTGCTTTATCTAGTCTATCAACTAGAAGTCTGTTGGTTTCAACTGTAGTTTTGATACTGCTCATTTCACTTTGAAGTTTGCTCAGTTGGTTCTGATTCTGATCCGTCATCTGCTGGTTTAATCGCTTTCTCGTAGTAAAGAATAACTTCCCTTTGTTGGCGAATATATCGTTCCAACTCAGATACGTTTAGTGCTAAGTTTTGATATCCACGAATAGAAAATGCAACAATAGCGAGTTGACCGTTTTCGTCTCTAAACTCTTCTAAGAACTCATCAATGTTCTTTTCGCTTACAACTCGAATATCAACGTCATACAGTTCAATTGGTTTTGGCGGTGCCGCTTCCTGAATCTGTTTTGACTGGTACTCCGTCTGCGTTACTATCTTTGCTGGCAGCGGCTTTCTCCCGCTGGAGCATCCGCTGGCGAGCATCGTTACCGCTAAGAGACTCAATACGAGCCCAAACTTTTGTAGTTGCATTTTTCATCCTCTCTTCAAGATTCTGTGGGTCTTTCAGCGCATCTTTCGATAGGTCACGCTTCGATAGAACCTTTCGCAGCTTGTCTTGCTGCTCAGTTGCTTTTGTGAGATTGCTTTGAAGTTCTTTGTTTAGTGCTTGTTGCTGTTGAATATCAGAATTCATCTGTTTGATTGTCGCTTGAGAGGTTTCAACAGCCTGTTCTAGCTTCGCTTGGTTCTCAGCATAGATAGCAAGGCGCTCTTGCGTATCCTCATAATACATGAAACCACCGTAGCCAATACCACCTAGAACACCCATAAGAACAAAAATTAAAATGAAGATAGGCATTATTTAACTCCTTGAAGTTCTTTTCGCTTCAGCAGCTTCTTCTGTGACTTCTTAGATACCACTGGATCATCGGGTGGTAGACCAGCGACATTACCACCACCGGCAGTATTAACAATCTCTTCAAAACGAAGATTGATATCATCCTCTGAGAGTGTTGTGTAGTGCCTCATGAATCCTTCTCGAAGAACCTCATTGGAAGTTTCTTCAGTGTAGTCCTTACCTTCTTTGACAAGATACAAAGCAGCAGCATACGAACCCAATCTTGTTTTACCGCCAGGAATCTTCTCGACTAATCTCTTTAGATTTAAAATCATTAAATCGTATAGACCAAACGCATCTCGTTCTTTAATTGTACGCAAGTCTTTTCTGCTCTTTAGAATATTACCACGCTCGTCAATTATTCCACGTTTATACGCTTCCCACTCATTGAAAGGAGTGGCAAGTCTTTTAACCATGTTGTATACGAGAAATAAATCGACAATCATTAGATGTTCCTAATCTTCTCTATTACATTTGCATCCATCGCTATGTCAGTACTTAGCACACGTTTTTTACTGTATACTACAAAGTCAGGCATAAAGTTAAGTTTCAGGAGGAACGGCTTTAGAACTTTTGAATGTTCTTCTAGTTTTAAAAATAAGATATTTGTCGCTGCTAAACCAAAACAGTTGTAGAGGACTATAATATGGTTGAGTATTAGCCGTTCCTTTAATTCACCTGAACTTTCATAACGATTGAAGAGTCGCTTGAGATACTGTATACGTTTCAGATCGTCCTCGAACTCTTCATAACTTGAACACTGCGGATTCTCATAGTACTTCGCTGCGTATAGTAAAAACGTTTCTTCAGTTAATTCCATGATAAATCCACAGTGTTACAAATAATTATGATACAGTAATTGTACCTGCTGCTGTTCCGATAGCACTTGCGTTAGTGATAGTGGAGTTAGTAGAAGTACCCTTATCCTTAATCGTACCACTATTTAGAGCAGTAGCGTTAGTGCCGATAGACACAACGTCTGTTGCAAGTAGTTCGCCTGCTGACCATGTGTGCGTAAATACAAGTTCGTTTGTACCTGTACCAGAAGCATATGGCAGAACAATATTGACACTGGTGCTTGTACCAGCGCTATCATTCGTTACAGTTAGCTGTGGCGTACCACCAGTCGTAACGACATCAACTTCTTCGTTGAAGCGAACACGAACTGATAGAGGAGCAGCGGTATCTGCTGCGATTGCAGTTGTGATGAATTCGATTTCAGTGATATCAGCAGCACCAATGCCAACAGCTTGAGCGCCAATGGCAACTAGAACTTCTGGTTGGGCGCTTGCATTGCCGTTACCAGAAAGACCAGGCT